AGTAGCGCTTGCCTGTGGTTCTATCGCCTGACATGATGACTGAGAATGTGTCACCTGACATGGCTGGATCCATCGCTGCAACGATGTACTGGCTGTCTAATTTATCTGGATGACCAGGTGCGCCAGGGATAAGCGGGCCGATAGCACGCATACCGCTAATTGAACCTCTAACGGCATCTGGAGCAAATATGGCAGTAGACTCGACATCTTGTTGCTGGTAGACCATTGCCCACGTCTTAGGGTCAATTAAACCCCGACGACGGCGTAGGTGTGGACCAGACCAGCGTGGAAACAATCCATCTTCATCCGCTGGAGTTTCATCAGTATCCCATGGCCGATCAGACTTAGGCCATAACGTGATCCACTTTTCTGGATCATCGTTAAATTCAAGAACGGCTGGCATTGCAAGATATGTCCAAGGGCTGACGTTATCTGGGTAACGCTCAGGGTTACGCATCTCACGATATAGATCCATAGGATCTACGCGGGTACCTACAACAAGGATCTTACCTGTAGGACCTACACGAGTCAGCACTTCCTGCTGGATCCATCGGATCTGCTTTTCATACTCATTAGCATTGGCAAGAGTCACGCAGTCATCGAGGATGATTAAATCAGCACGTGCGCCGTAGATCTGTCCGCCAATACCAAGGGCCTGGACTGTAGGATCTTTTTCACCTGAGTCACGTTCTAAGTAGATAGCATCTTGCGTCCACTTCTCAGCGGTGGCTTTGAAGCCTTCGGCTGGAGCGTAGCGACGCTGAAGTTCTGCCCACTGTGGACTGGTCAAACGTTGCTTGATGGCGTAAAGAAATTCTTTGGCCATGCCTTGAGTCTTAGATACCAACTTGATACGCACATTTGGATCTGTGACGATGCGATAGGTAACGTAGTCAATGGAGATTGTCATGGACTTGGCATGCTCAGGTGGCATGTTGACTAGCACGTAGTTCTTAAATCCTGGCTCATAGGTCATGTTGCCGTGTAGCCAGGCTGGTTCACCTTCTTCAAGAAGTGAGGTGATATTGCGCTGGTGTGGAAAAGTTTGGGAATTCAAATACTTCGCACGAAAGTCCTCGAACGATATGTTCGCGTCATCTTCGCTGATTACGCCTTTTCGCTTCTGGATGACGCGTGAAAGATCCACTGCTTCTTTAAACTGCGGATCTGAGACGCGATAATACTCATATGACTTGACGCTCTTGCCGACTGCGCGGCAAGCGTCTTCAATCTTCACCCCATCGGCAATCAGCGCGATAAGGCGCTTTTTAGCCTCTGGGGCGGACAAAGTTGCCTCTGGGGCAAGTTTGTAATTATTGCTCTTTGGTTTAGCCATTGGGTGAATCTCTCCCTATGTGGTGAGATTAGACCTATCCCACTGCGAAGCATTGCCTATGGGCAATGTTGTGGTTGTATTTGGGGGGCGCCAGGGGCGCCTCACCTATGGGTTAAAGGCAGCCTCTAAGGGCTGCCATTGGGTAACCGTAGTTCGTCTCAGCGGCAACTTCGCTGTGAGGCTCAGTGTGCCTAGAGCCGAACTGGACGGACGTATTTTGTTTTAACCCCTATATATACTAAGGCGGGATAAATACCTTTTATCCCTAGTTGAGGTGTGTGATGTTCGTCACACTAAGTAAAACCGCAGGTCAAAGCCTATATTGGTTTAAAAATAATTACCGTTTGAGCCTCGGCGCCTATATTTAGAAAAAATATTGTGGTGGATAGTAATAGTAGTATCACCCCGTAGTTAAAAACCCTGGGGTTGAGCCTCAGACAGTTTTGCCCGTTTTGTCTAGATTTACCGCCCGCGTTTACGCACAGTATTGGATTGTTTTGACGGCATTGTCGGACGAATTGGGAGGGTAATGACCTGTCGTGGGCTGATTGTTGAGTGTTGCGGGGTGAGTGCGGGTGGACTGTCCATACAGCCACTATCAACCATTTCGAGGCACATCCGAACATCCGGTCAAGGCTCCCAAATCGGTCAAGGCTCCCAATTAGTGCCGATACCGCGACTATTGGTCATATCACTATGTGAGACAACATTGGTCCTGGTTCGGTCCTGTTCCATTGGTTGAACATTCAACTATTCACCTGGCAATTGGTCAGCAATTGGTCAAAAACTATGACCAGTCACAACCCCTCAAATGGTCAAAAGTATGTCAAATCTCTGATTTAATTCTCCTAGTGAGAAACACTCACACGCTCATGGAAGGGGCAAAAAGTGGCTAGAACTGCAACAGGAAACAAGAAAGGCTTAGAAGCCTTCAATGTTCTTCAACAATGGAGAAGTGAAGGGATACCCGACACAATTACAGGTCGTGAGGCATGGAACCTCACAGGCGGATTAGTAGGCAATTCTAACGACTACACAACCGCTCACCGCCTTATTTCGGTGGCAGTTGATTACACAATTAGAGGCGGAAGTGTGAAGGATTACAACGCGATTAAGGCAGGCGCGTGATGAGCGAACTAGAACTTTTGACAGCACTTGAATCTCTCAATACACTCAGAACATTCATTGAATCACAACTAGAAAAGGTGGGCGCATAACATGAAAGCATTTACAATGAATTACACCGAAGTAAATGTAGGTCGTTACATATTTGAGGCGAAAAGCCTCGAACAAGCGCAAGAATTACGCCGACAAGTAATAGAAGGCGAAATAGACTTAGACGATCTGCCTAATCTATTTATCAAAAGCCTCAACATTGACGAAACAATCGAACAAGTAAGCGAGGACAACTAATGCGCCTCACAACACGCGGAAAGGTCGTTGTCTGGCTATTAGCCGTCACCGCCCTATTCTTAACTGTGAACTATCTAAACCATCATTGGACAATCACAACCTGCTCACACACCGCCGAGGGCGTAACGTGTGGCACAACATGGAAGGCTTAATCATGAAAGAATTAGGGCTTGCTGTGCATAGATACGCGCCTGGATTAGATGAAGTAGACAAGGTAAAGTTCTGCATGTATCTCATGAACAAATACGGGCTAGATGACTTGCAAGACTTAAACCTTGCTAACGAATGGCAGGCGTACAACAACTAAGGCGAAACGGGGGCAACCCCGTCCACACGTAACGCGTGTGCTGATGAGCCTCTCAACAGTCAAAACCTATGGAAGGGTAATAACATGACTAAAACACTTAGCAAGGCTGCGCAAGCCCGCGAGGATCGAGACTATGCTCGCGAGCAACTACTTACCCATTATGTAAGCGAAAATAGCCGCGTCTACACAATTCTTCGGCACGTATCTTCTAGCGGCATGAGTAGAGACATATCTCTGGTAGTGGCAGATAGAGAAGGCCGCATTAGCGATATCACCTATTACGCCGCAGCTGCTATGGGTAACCGCTTAATTGAGCGTAACGGTAGCCGCGCTATTCGCGCAAACGGTTGCGGCATGGATATGGGATTCCATTTGGTGTATAACCTTGCCAGCGTGCTATTCCATGGTCAGGAGCGTGCAGGATACCTACTCAAGCAGGAATGGATCTAAGCCATGAACCTAGACGATTACGTATTATGCGCTACTTGCCGCAAGGCTACGAATAAATTTAGCCTATTCCCTGGGAATATCTGCCTAACCTGCTATGAATTAACTCCAGAGGCTAACGCGCCGCTTACAGTCCAGGGACTGCAGCAACTTACCAGGACATGGAGCGGACGATGACTCAAGTTATCTGTGGGGACTGCCTATATCCGCTCAATACTTGCAACTGTAGGGAGCGTGCAGCATGAGTGAAGCATCCAGAATTGAATACTGGCGAAATAAGGCCAGACAAGCGGAAGCGGAATTTTATCGCCTAAGCCAGGAGCAGATTGACTTGGACGCGCAAGTAACCGCGCTGGTGGACTTCATAGCCGCATCCCGACAATTAGATAACCTGGAGACGCACGAGCGATACTCCTGGATCTATGGAGTCTAGATCTTGCTTCCAGCATGACGCAGTAGCGGGTGAGTGGGTAACTACTTGCCCGTGCTGCGGGCTGGTGGCGTACTATCCCACACTCAAGGAAACACTCAAGCAACACCTTAGACATACACGCACAAAATGTCTAAATGGCTACTAGATAGTACTTCTACCGCCCGCGCTTACGCCATTGGCAGCGCAACCAACGCCCGCGTCTA